CGTCTCTTGGCGGCATAGACCTGTCAGACCTTAACGGTGAGGCGCAGCGGATCTGCAAAGAGCGCGGCATAGACCCCAATAAGCTCACAGAGCAGATAAAATCTACCCTTGCAAACATGAAGTGAAATACTCAGGCCGGAGTAAAAATATATTAAAAGGGGTGTAATCAATGGGCAATCTTGGCGATTGGATTGGCGTATTCCTTATCATCGCGGTGCTTTTCGGCGGAACCGGATTCTTTGGCGGTGGCCGCGAACAGGTGCAGGACGCTATCAACAATCAGACGATGCAGATGGGCATTCGTGACGTATTGCTGTCATCTGCGAACAATAACTATGAAACCGCTATGCTGGTTTCCAACCAGACCCGCGACCTTATGGCGCAGAATTACACGAATCAGATCAATGTGGTTCAGGGATTCAACGCCATCACTCAGGCGCTGGCCGGCATCAGCACACAGCTCGGTACGTGCTGCTGTGACATTAAATCTACGCTGCTTCAGGACAAATACGATGCGGCGATCCGGGAGAATGCCCGTCTGCTGGCCGACAAATCGAATGCAGACCAGAGCGCTTATCTCCTGTCCGTGATGGGCAAATGGATTGCCAATCCTGCCTCTACCTGACGGCAGACAGCGGCGAGGGAGGGGTAATCCCCTCCCGTTTTTTATAAAAGGAGGACAATATGAAAATAATCCAAAAACTGTCTGAGCTTATTTCAGAAGAACTGGATGACGCCGAAAACTACGTCATGCTGGCCAACGAATATAAAGCGAAAAATCTTCCGGTGGCGCAGTTGTTCTCCAGGCTGTCAAACGAGGAAATGAACCACATGACTCTGCTGCACAACATGGTCGAAACTGTTATCCAGGATTATCGTAAGACAAACGGCGACCCGCCGGAAATGATGATGGCCGTGTATGACTATCTGCATCAAAAGCAGATCAAACACGCGGCGGAAGTCAAATCATTGCAGGCGATGTTTTCCGAATAGCATATACGGGCGGGGTAAGGTCTCCGTCCGTTAGCATTTTTGCGTTAGCATTTTGCGTAGAAAAACGTGAATATCGGTGGTAAAACGTGAACAGGAACGGCAATATTTTACCACGCCAAAAACGGCTGTAAGTATTGAAAAATAAAGAAAAACCTGTAATCTCAATGACTACAGGCTTTCTTTTCAATGGCGGAGTGGGTGGGATTCGAACCCAACCGAAAAAACCTATGCTGATTGAAAATACACTATATTTTAGCCGTTAGCGTTTTATCGTTAGCATTTTTGCCTTGGAAGAACTGTTTAATGTCCTCTGTGTATTTGGCAATATCCTTTTTTGCCAGATGGGTGTATATGGTCATAACTGTGCGATAATCTGACCATCCGCCTAATTGTTGAGTGACTTTTTCCGGGACATTGAGAGAGTAACAAAGAGACGCGAAGCTGTGACGGAGGCCGTGAATACCTACGACCGGAATGCCTGCGGATTCGCATATTTCTTTGGCGTGTTTATATAGCGTTGCGCCGTGAACCGTAGTCAAATACCCTTCTTTTGCTGTGACGGCCTGGAGCGCCGTCTTTAGTTCCGGAATCATAATAGGAACATACCGCTGCGAATCTGCGGTCTTGTTTGTCGGCTTTGCAACGCGCTGATTATTTTTGTCGGTAACAACGGCTCCGCTGATGTGAATAAGGTCTTTATCGAGGTCTATTTTATCCCATGTGAGACCCAAGATTTCCGAAAATCGAAGTCCGGACAGCGCCAGCAGGAGGGGAATAGCAAAGCTATCATTCTTAACCGCTGACACAAACTTGGTGATTTGCTCCGGCTCCAAAAACGCATGTTCTTTCGGAACAATAACAACAGGCTCTATGTCCGGCAGAATTATTCCGGCATCTTTTGCGGCACTTTTGAAAAAACTCCATACGTTTTTTGCCGTTTTTGGTTGAAGCCCTTGCAGATCCTCGTCATATACTTTCTGCCAGTTTTTTACGGATTCTATTGGCTTATCCATTACCGCTTGAAACCGATTCTCAGTAATAGATTGATATGACCGGATAGTTGACGGCGACCGCCCGGCTTTTTCTTTTTTTGCGATATATCGTTCGCAGATCACGCGGAGCGTAAGCTCTTTTGGTTTCCTCCTGGCTTTCGGTTTCCCGGCCAGATAAGAAGCCTTTATCTGGTATGCCTCCAGCTCACACGCCGTCTCTGTGTCCTTTGTGACAGAATAGCTTTCGCCTCCGAGGCGCATTTGTATATTGTATGCTCCGCTCGGTAGCCGTCTTGCTTTTGGGATTTTCATATGCTCTCCAAAAAAGAATCAATGATTATGACTATATAACGCACGAAAAACGGTTTTATTGATTGTTTCTTTGACTACTGCGATATACTATTAAATTGTCCCAAGCAGGTCGGGGCCGGTTGAGATGCTTGGCGGCTGGTCTGCCGGTCCCGGATTTCATTAGTTTATAACCATTATCGAAAGGTTGAAACAAATGGAAGACAAATTCGACGCTTTGAGAAAATTGCTGAACAGCTTTTCTGCGGACGATAAAGACAAGATATTGGAAATCCTGCGGCTTTTGCTGGAGATCACTCGCCCTTTAACGCCTGAATAATCTTTATCGCCTGCTCAATGTCTTTAGCTGTCGCGTTTTTGGTAACGCTGAACAGCATCCGCAGATGCGGGTCATCTCGCGCCCTCTCCAGGAGAGCGGTTAATTCTGGATCATCATTGACATACTCCTGCCCGTCACCATCCCCGGTGGCGGGTTTTTCTTTTTCTCCGAGCAGGAATGCCGTGGTGGTTCCAAGATAGTCCGCTATGCGTTCAAGCGTTTTGATTTTAGGGTCTGTTTTGCCGGTGTTCCATTGTGAATAGGCGGCAGAGGTTATTCCGCAATCCCTGTAAAACTGGCTTTTTGAAATGCCTTTTTCTTTTAATAAGCTGTTAATCCTCGCTACGACGGGGCTGCCCACAATATCGCTCCTTATGTAGAATCTCGACAAACGCTAAGTATAAATTTGTATAATCCTACAAATAACGAGAAAACGCTAAGTTACACTTGACATAATCTAAGCTGGGCGTTATACTAAGCACAGCTTAACAAGCAAAGCAAAACTTAGCCCCCGTTAAGCGGACGATACAAAATATGGTTTGTTGGCGCAACTATAATATATTGTCCGCTTAACAAAGTCAAGCGAAACTTAGCAAAAGAAAGTCGATTTGTGGATTTAGCATACTAAGTAGCGCTAAATTCGGCGGTTTTAACGGAAAGGGGTGAGAAATTGAGAATTAAAGAAGCGCGAATCCAGGCGGGGCTGTCCGTGTCTGACGTAATGAGAGAAATGAATGTTTCGGACGCGGCGGTCTACATGTGGGAGAGCGGCAAGGCAAGCCCTAAACTGGCAAATCTTCAGAAATTGGCGAAGCTGTACGGCTGCTCTGTGGACGATCTGATCGGGGACGAATGAAAGGGGAGATAAACATGGCGAACGCAATCATCGGATTTGCGACCCTGGTTATGGCGTTCTGCGCCGGCGTGAGGATTTTCTGATGCCGCGCGTAAATCTGTGGAAAGAAGAAATCCCGTTTGTCAAGGTGAGACGGCTTCTGCTCAGTTATGAAATGAATGGGCCGAAAATGGGGAACGCTCTCGGAAAGTCGGCGAAGACGGGAAAAGCAAAACTGGATCACCCGGAAACCTTGACGCTTGGTGAGCTGTGGAAAATCAGCAAGAAAGTCGGGATTCCGGTTGATGAACTGAGGGAGGCAATAACCAGATGAAGCAGGCTCCATGCAAGCCGGACGGCCATGACTGTGAAAACAGATTTGTGGGCTGTTCAAGAACGTGTCCTGCTTTCCAGGAATGGACGCGGTACAGAGAAAAAATAAAGGCCGAGCGCTTGAAAGAGATCGACCGCTACCGGCCAACGGGAAGGAGGTTTGTACCGAGGTGTATATTCCCCCAATCATCGCGGGAGTAATTATCACTTTGCTGGCAGAGGCAATTGGGCTGTTCGCCTACGCCATTGTGCTCAAAAGGAAGGAGGACAACGATGGGGAGAAAAAATAACCGGATCCCCGTGCAGAGGAAAAACTACAAAAGCTACAACGAAAAGATAGCCGAGTACGAAACGCTCAAGCAGGACGTTGTGGCACAGCTCCGGCAGAGGCCCCCGGAAGAGATTGACCGGGCGCTGGCAGATTTGAGAAGGAGGCTCGGTGTCTGATGGCCAAGATGATCTGCAATGATTGCGGCTGTGTTTTTGACGAGGAAGATGCTTTCGTCTGTGAAGAGACGCTGGATGTGATCGACGGTCGACCCTACAAAGAGACCGTGTGCTGCTGCCCCGAATGCAACGGGGAATACGAAGCCGCCAGCGAATGCGACGAGTGCAGAGAATATTTCCACTTTGATGACCTTATCGGCGGTCTTTACTGCAAAGAATGCATGGCAGATTTCCTCGCCGACAACGATCTGGTCAGGGCCTTTGCGGCAGATGATCCTGGCGGTTTCGCGGAATTTGTTTATCAGAAAAAGGAGGCAGATAAAAAGAATGCTTAAATGCGAGGGCTATCAGATGTTCCGTGGCATTGCGACCGTTAATTTCGACAACGGGAAATCTCAGACCCTTGAGGGGACCTGGATGTGGCACCCGGAAAAACGGATGTGGTTTCTCAACGGGTGCAAGAACTACCCTTACGGGACCAGCTTTTACCCGGAAAACGTCGTCATCCCGACTGACGCATGAGAAAAGCCCCATATCTCCGGTGGCTCAGAGATACGGGGCAAGGGGTAACAAAACGATCATTACCGCTGTGCATTGTATCACAGCTTTGGAGGAAAAATCAATGTTTGACAAAAAATTTATTGGACTGATCCTGACGTTCGCGGCGGGACAGGGAGTTCAGCTACTTATCCTCAATCTGTGCCTGAGCATTACCTATTCCAGCAACGTGTTTATTTTCTGTCTTGTGGCGGGGATCATTACCATCGTTTTGCTTATGGCCGGAGCGTTCTTCCTGCTTATCAGCTCTTTTAGCGACGCCGGCGAACACGAAGAGGACATAGGTGCCAGGCCGCACAAGTCCTACGACGAACTGAAAGCCGAGGCCATGCTCAATGCGGCGAAAGATGACGCCGACGAGGATGATTTCTCTGACGTTATCGCCACGATCTTTACTGCGGAGGAAACCGCCAATGTATGAAGACGAGCTGGAATGGGAACCGATTTACGTTCCGAACACCGATTTGCAGTATTACAACTTTCCCGGTGTCTGCCGCTACAACCTTGGTGTCGCCTGCAACGATAAGGAAGTCTGCTACCATTGCGGCTGGAATCCGGCGATAGAGAGGATCCGCAAGGCGAAAAACAGGGAGGCGCTCCGTGAGCAATAAGAGCAAAAAGCGGCACCCCAACCGGGAGATCAGCATAAGTAAAGCAATCAGCGACGCTCTGGTGATCTTCATATGGGCATTTGTCAGCGAGTTCTCCCCGGACGAGGAAATGGTGGAGCGTGTAAAGCGGCAAGTAGAGTCCGTGCGGGACAGCGTGATATGCGGGTCGCTTACGATACCACAGCTCCGCAAGGCGCTCCTGGAAGACTACGGATGGGAGGTGGCGCGGTGAATAGTGCAGAAGTGCTTTCCGCCTACGAACGCCGGCAGCGTCTCAAAGTGGGATCTCTCAACGGATTCTTTTATATCGGATATGTTGGGGATTATCTGGACCGGATGGCCGAGATTTCCGGCGACATTTACCGATATTTTAGCAAGAGAAAAGTGTCAAACGCCCGGCAGTATGAGTTCCTTGTCAAACATTCGCCGGAAAGATTGTGGGAGATCAGCCAGCGCAAAATCTCCTATGAATATGCCGAGGCGAGGGTAAAGAACTTTGTTCCGCTTGGCAAGCGGTTGGTGAAAGATATTTATCGCTCCGAAAACGATTGGGACGGCGATTGCGTAATCATGATCGTCGAGGGCGAGGAAATGGGCAAGTTCTGGACCTGGCAGGACGCTGAACCCGGCAGCGCCGGCGTCGGGGCGACCGGAAGCGGAGGAGCAATATGTTCAGATTCATAATCGCAGTCCTGTGCGTTGCGGCGTTTATCGTTGCGGTAATGGCCTGCTACGCAGCGGCGTCTCAGGACGATGAATGGTGGGGGAATAAAGAATGACAGCACACGTTATCATCGCGATCTTGTTCGTTGTTGTCCTGTGGGTAATCGGTGGCTGCCCGGCGGGAGGCGGTTTCGACTGATGAAAAACAAGTTTTGGATGGACGGCAAAGATTTCCGCGATTACCTGTACAAGCAGATCAAGTATGCCGGCGAATCGCCGCTTGTTGAGATTGCAGTAAGCCTGCACGATATTGCGGTACAGCTTGCGGAACTGAACAACCATCTGCCGCCCCTGGAGGATTCGGAATGAGCAACGAGAATCTGATTAAACAACTGCGAACCGCCAGCATCCAAGCGGACGAGATGCGCCTTAGAGACTTTGGGTATCTCATGAAGCAAGCCGCCGATGAGATTGAACGTCTGAAGCGGGAAGTCGCACGGGATGTGTTGCAGAAAGAATGGGGTGGCACATGAGCATCTTAATCAAGGGCATGAAGATGCCGCGTAATTGTTTTGTATGTCCGCTGTCTGTAGTGGTGGGAGAGCGGCTGGTTTGCGAGGTTACAAGGGATGAGGTTCTCAGATGGAAGATTGATTTTAACTGCCCTCTCATCGAACTCCCGCCACATGGACGGCTGATTGATGCGGATGCTCTCATGCAAGAGTTTGATAAATCGCAGAAATCAGCGGATTTTCACGGAAGAGGATTTTCTGATGCGTTCTACATGGGAAACGAAATATGCGCTGAATGGTGGGCTGTTGAACGCAAAGTAGAGGACGCTCCGACCATCATCGAAGCAGACACACCCGTTATGTTCTATCCGCAAGTCCAAGGAATTACGCCAACAGTTATACTGGAAGAAGAGAGGGACGAATGACGTACATCTGCGACAACTGCGAAAAGTATCCATGTACAGAAGACAAAACAAAGCTGATGACGCTTTGCCCTGCGTTTTCCGAAAAGCCGAAACCCATGACCAACGCCGACCGCATCCGTTCCATGACAGACGATGAACTTACAAGGTTCTTTGCAGAAAACTGCGGTTGTGGTGACTGGTGTATGCACCACAGAAGTGGGGCGTGTGCGAGCAAGCCCGAAAATGAGTGCTGTCTTGATGTTTGGCACAAATGGTTGAAAGAAGAGGCGAAAAATGGCTGAACTTGAGTGGCTTGAGTGGAATGTATATATAGGTGATTTTAACTCGGGGGAGATACAGCAGTACAACGTCTTCCACCACGGCGGGTTCATGGATGACCTAAGACGGGAAGCGAAGAAGCACAAGGACTCCGAGCGGGAGGACTTTGAGGAAAGGATGCGCCGCCTGCTCATGTACTACTTCTGGTCCAAGTGTGAGTGGGAGGTAGTCATCGACCATTGGCCCCAGAGCGAGAACAAGGAGAGGTGGAAAGCGAGGAAGGTAGACGTATACGAACAGGTGTGGATGAACTGGATACCCTTCTGTGACTATGTGTGGGCCAGGCGGTCCGTGCTGAGGCGGCGGATCAGGAAGGAGAAAGAATGAGCACATCTCTTTATCGCTGGACCGAAGACTGTGACGGCCATGACTGCATTGGCGACTGCGACTTCTGCGATAAGAACCAGGACGATGACGTTGAGGAAATCGACGTAACCGAAACGCCGTATGCAGGATTCCTGGAAAGCAGTATCAAAACGATCCTCGCGCTCAAACCGGACGTTATGACTCTTGTAGCAATCCGGAAGTCTGACGGCGTAAATCTCACAGCCTACTATAACACAGAAACGCAGGATATACCGCTGTTCCTGGGCAGCCTGCTTGGCGACTTTATCATGGACACCATCGAGGCCAACGCGGAAGAAATACGTAACATGGTCATGGATGCCGGGAATGACGGTGTTGATGACGAAAATGACGATATTGAAAAGGAGGAATAACATCGACGAGATATGGAAGCCGGTAGCTGGCTTTGAAGGAAGATACGATGTAAGTAACACTGGGGAAGTGTTCAGCAGGCTTACCAACAAAATACTGAAACACAATATCACGCCCAGCGGATACCATTCTGTTGAGCTGTTCCGAGAGACCGGAAAATCCAGCAGGATGCTTATTCACAGAATCGTAGCTACGGCATTTTTGCCGAATCCGTTTGGATATCCTCAGATCAACCACATTGACGAGAACAAAGCAAATAACAATGTAGCCAATCTTGAGTGGTGCTCCGCCAAATACAACATGAATTATGGCGAAATGGCAAAAAAGCGACACTCCCTCATTGATTACACGCCGATGTGGAGAAAAGAATTGGCGAGAAAAAATGGGAAATCAGCTTGCAAGCCAGTCATACAGTATTCAAAATCCGGTGATTTCATAGCCCGATTTGAGTCAGCGAAAGAAGCGGCGAGGGAAACGGGTATTAACGCTTCGCACATTGGAGAATGCTGCCAAGGGCATAAGGTGAAAAGTGCCGGAGGATATGTTTGGAAATATGAAAGGAGTGAAGACTTACGGGCGTCCCGTGCTTAATCATTGGCGAGACCGGAAGCGGCAAAACCTATTCCATCAAAAACTTCAACCCCGCCGAGGTCGGGATTTTCAGCGTGGAAAAAGGTCGGCTCCCGTTCAAGGGCGATTTCAAGGTTGTCAAACGGGCGACCTATAAGGACATTAACAAGATCTTCGCAGATCCAAAGCTGAAGCGATATGTCATTGATGACAGCCAGTTCCTCATGGTCAACGACATGTTTGACCGCGCGAAGGAATCCGGGTATCAGAAATATACCGACCTGGCGCTGGCGTTCCGCAACCTTGTCCACGCCGTCAACATGCAGCTCCCGGACGATGTGATTGTCTATTTCCTGCACCATACGGAGACGGACAGCAACACCGGCAAACTCAAGGCCAAAACTGTTGGCCGGATGCTCGACCAGTATCTTACCCTTGAGGGGTGCTTCGATATTGTCCTGCTGACCCAGGTTGAAAGCGGCCAGCACTATTTTGTGACGCAGAGCGACGGCTATAACACCGCGAAATCTCCGGAGGGCATGTTCCCGGATCTTAAAATACCTAATGACCTTGCTGCCGTAGATAAGGCCATAAGAGAGTTCTGGGGGCTGTAATGAAACACTACGGCGACATCACCAAAATAAGCGGTTACGATGTTCCTGTTGTGGACGTTATCACCGGCGGTTCTCCGTGCCAAGATTTGTCTGTTGCAGGAAAAAGGGCCGGGCTTGCCGGAGAAAGATCCGGCCTGTTCATGGATCAAATAAGAATTGTAAAGGAGATGAGATTCCGTGACAAATCAGCTGGAAGGACAGCTGGACTTTGTAGATGTAGGTATATGGTCTGGGAAAATGTGCCCGGAGCCTTCAGTTCGGGAACCCCAAGAGGCGCCGACTTCCAAGCGGTCCTCGAAGAAATCGTCAAAGTCGTCCGGGCGGAAGCTCCCGCTGTTCCTATCCCTGACGGGGGATGGCCTTACGCGGGATGCCTCAGCGGAGTGGGTGACGACGGATGCCCGTTTTCCATCGCCTGGAGATTACACGACGCACAGTTTTGGGGAGTCCCCCAGAGACGAAAACGCATCGCGCTTGTCGCAGATTTTGGAGGCCTGTCCGCTCCAGAAATACTCTTTGAGCGCCAGGGCCTGCGAGGGGATCCTGCGGAGAGCGGAGCGGCGGGGAAAGGAGCTGCCGCCCGAGCTGAAGACGGCGCTGGAAGCGCAATCAGCTTCCAAGAGCGAGCTGGGAAACCAGGGGGGGCAAAGGGATCCTGATCCAAGGTGAGCATGTCGGAGCGTTGTCAACGCTGAACAATCAAAGCGTGCTTACTACGGAGCCAGTTGTCCTGCAGAACAATCAGAACAACGCCTCCATAGATCAGGCCAGAGTTTGCTTCACGCTGCCCGCCGCGATGGGCATGGGCGGGGGCTATGTTCCGATGATAGCAAACACACTGACGAATCGATATGACGGATCACCGAATCCCGCGAAGCAGCAGGGCGCGAACATCGTAACGCAGGCCATCTCCGTGGACGAAAAGATGGGGCAAACCTACATCGGACACGATATAGGGAACACCCTCGGAGCGCGGGATTACAAGCAGCCGCAGGCCGTTGTCGCGTCATACGGCATCGACCACGCGATAACCACGGGCGGCAACAGCACAGCACAGGGCCCGTGCATTTATGAGGATATGGAGGGAACGCTCAAAGCGTCCGGTCCTCACGCCGTGTTTGACGCCCGCAGCATTGGAAACGGACAGCTCAATCAGATGACCATGGCAGAACAGGCGAACACGCTGGATACCATGCATGACCAGCAGGCTGCCCTCACATACGGACTTGACCGCGCATCGTTCAACCAGGGCGAAAACGCCAAGTACGATTTCAGCATTGAGGAAGAACTCATCGGAGCGCAGACGGCGAGAGGACCGGGAGCCGTGTTCAACAGCGTGGTGCGCCGCCTCACGCCTCTTGAATGCGAGAGGCTGCAGGGATTCCCCGACGGCTGGACGGACATCGGAGACTGGACGGACAGCAAGGGCAAGCTCCACAAGGCTGCAGACGGCCCGCGCTACAAGGCCCTGGGCAATTCGATAGCCGTGGGATACGCCAACGGGCAGAGCGGGTTCTGGTGCTGGATGGCACGCAGGATCTGCGCCCAGTACGAGCGGCAGATCACGATGGCGAGCCTGTTCGACGGGATCGGGGGATTCCCGCTGGCGTTCCAAGCCGCCGGAGCGATCCCCGTGTGGGCATCCGAAATTGAAGAATTTCCTATAGCTGTTACAAAAATTCGATTCCCAGATAAGGAGGAATAATGCCATCATTTGATTCTGGAGTGGCCCATTATATCCAGGGCCGGGCGATCGTCACAGTTTTCTTTCCGGTCGATGAACGCGGAAACGCCGGCTTGTCGTGCTCACATTGCTACTATTTCAGCGAATCGTCCAAGCGCTGCCTCGTCAACAACGAAAAGCCGGAATATCCCGGAAAATATGTCGGATCTGCGTGTCCCATGCTGAACGACGATGAATTTATCAAAGAAATCAAAACTATCATTGAAAAGGAGAACAAAGAATGAAAAAGTTTGAAGGTTACGAAGCCAAGCGCAGCGGCAACGCCCGTGAAACCCTCCCCGCCGGCGGTTACGTCTGCAAGATTTTCAAGGCGGAAGAAGAAACCTATTCCTGGGGCAGCGTCCTGGTCCTGTCCATCGACGTTACCGAGGGCGAGTACGCTGGGATCTGGACCCGCGACTACAAGAACAACACCAACGAGGACAAAAAGTGGCGCGGCACCATGCGGCTCACCGTCCCCAAGGACGACGGCTCCGAGAAGGACGCCTGGACCAAGAACTCCTTCAACAACGCCATGTGGGCCATTGAGGCGTCCAACCCCGGCTACGTCTGGAATTGGGACGAGCGCTCCCTGAAAGACAAGCTGGTCGGCGTGATCTACCGCGACCGCGAGTGGGAAATGAACGGCAATACCGGCTGGACCACGGAGGCCGGCGGTCTGACCTCCGTAGATGACATTCGCAACAACACGTTCAAGGCCCTCAAGCCCAAGCCGATCAAGAACAAGCCTGCCGCTGCGGCTCCTGCGTTTACCGATCTCGCGTCTGATGATGACGGGGAACTGCCGTTCTGAATGGATGAAAATAGGTCTTATTGACGTAGATGGTCATAACTTTCCTAACCTCGCCCTGATGCGGATCAGCGCTTATTACAAAGCTCGTGGCGATACCGTGGAGTGGTGGTGGGGCATGGATCATTACGATGTGGTCTACATGAGCAAGATCTTTTCGGACGCATACAGCCCGGATATCCCAGAACCATTGAATGCCGATGAAGTAATCAAAGGCGGGACCGGATACTGTATCAGCTTGGGTGAGGATGGCAAAGAATACTTCGATCAAAGCAAAAACGTATTGCTCCCGTCGGAAATAGAACACAGTTTCCCTGACTACTCCATCTATCCGCAGTACAACTTCGCCGTCAGCATGACCAGCAGGGGATGTCCCCGTGGGTGCTCCTTCTGTCATGTGGCGGCCAAAGAGGGACGCTGCGCCGTCAAGGTCGCCGATGTGTCCGATTTCTGGCGGGGGGGCAGAAGGAAATCGTCGTTCTCGATCCGAACATAACGGCCTGTCGTGATAAACGGGATCTCATGCGTCAGTACCGAGATACGGGTGCGTACATTGATTTCTCGCAGGGTCTGGACATCCGTATGCTCAACGATGCCGATATCGATGACCTCAACCACATGAAAATCAAGCGTCTGCACTTCGCATGGGACAATCCGAACGACGATCTATACGACAAGTTCCGGGTGTTCGCCGAAAAGTACAAACGGAAACACCGCAGTTATAAGACCGTATATGTGCTGACCAACTACAATAGCACGATGGCGCAGAATTTGGAGCGAATCTCCAAACTGAAAGAACTCCAGTACGATCCATACGTTATGGTCTACGACAAGCCCCACGCGCCGAGGGAGATACGTCTTCTGCAACGGTGGTGCAACAACAAATATATCATGCAGGCCTGCCCACGTTTCGAAGACTTCGACCCCCACAAGGCGTAAATTCGACTTGCACATCGACTTGCACACTTACTTGACCGTAAGTTGATTGCCGTCAATCTGCACAAAAACGACGGGGGATGTGGCCAATACGTCCCCCGCCATAGCGACAAAGGCAGGTGAATATTTATTCATCCATCAGAAATCGAAAGTTCCCTATCGGGTATAGTTTATATAGTGGACAGCAGAGAGCAGGACACGCCGGCACTCAGGAGAAGAATGGCGCAGATCGGAAATTGTGTAAGAGAAAAGTTAGACGCCGGAGATTATTCTGCAAAGGTGCCAATGCCGAATGATACGTATTATTACGTACCGGCGGCAATCGAGCGCAAAATGTCAGCAACGGAGCTGGCCGGGTGCTACTGCCAGTCGCGGAAGCGATTCACGGCGGAGTTTGAGAGGGCAAAAGCAAGCGGCACCAAGCTGTACATGCTTGTTGAGGGCGAGAATTGGGAATCCATCTACGCGGGACATTATCGCTCAAAGATGGACCCTAAAGCCCTTGTGGCGTCAATCCTGGCGTGGCTTGCTCGATATGATTGCCAGCTTATATTTTGCGAGAGCAGAACGACAGGAAAGCTGATCCGCGATATTCTGTACCGAGAAGCGAAAGAGGCGTTGACAAGGATGGTGGACAGCGGATGACAAAAGGGTTCTTGCTGATGGACAGCTTCATAGAAGCGATAGATCAGTTGCCGCCGGACCGCCAATGGCCGTTTCTAAAAATGCTGTTTGATTACCGCATGAACGGAAAAGAGCCGGACCTTGATTCGCCCCTGGAGCGTATGGCGTTCACAGTAATAAAACATTCAATAGACTCCGCTGCCGAACGATACGATAAAGCAATCGAGGACGGGCAGAAAGGGGGGCGACCAAAAAAGTGGATCGATAGAGAAGAGGCCGAGGCAGCGTATGCAAGGCTGAAAAGCTGGGAGGCCGTATCCAAAGAGCTTGACGTAAGCAAAGACACGCTTGACCGGGCGCGGAAACGGTGGAGAGAAACAGACGCCGCAAAACCGCAAAACCATACTAAGAATAAGACTATGACTGATAATAAGACTGTCACTAAGACTAAGGCTTATTATCAGGAAATGAATAAAGAAAATCAAAAAGAAAAAGTCGCGGACCCCCCGCCTGCCCCGACCGGGGCGGCGGCTCCGCTCCCAATGATGCCGGGGTATGAGTTTGACAGGCCCGACGGACGGTATCGGATTACAGAAGAAGGACGGGCGGTAAGAATTGGGGAGCCAGCAAAGCCAAAATGAAATAGCGGTTGTTGGCAGTCTTCTGATTTCGCCGGAAGTCCTGCCGATAATTGAAAAGTATGGGCTGACACCGGAAAACTTTTCAGTAGACGAATGCCGCGCGGTTATGGCGGCGGCTTATAAACTGCGGGACGAGCAGAAGCCGATTGACGTTGTTACGCTCGGTCAGTATGCGGCAGATGTTTCCGGCATGGACCTGAGCCAATGGCTGATTGAGGCTATGCAGATCACGCCGACCGCAGCGCATATCGAGAGTTATTGCGAGATCGTCAAGCGGGAGGCAAAGCGCAGAAGCCTGCGTACAGCGTTGAGCAACGCCGCGATAGACATTGCGTATGGCGATGCCAGGGAGATTGCCGATTCTGTGGCCGGGGAAATCCTGCGATTCAACGACGGCGAACAGAACACCATCATTACGGGAGGTGCGCTCAGAGAAAGTTTCCTTAGTTACTATAAGCAGGCGAAAGAAGATCCGGACAGCGCGTTCTGCCGGACAGGGATACAGGCTCTTGACGCGCAGCTTGGCGGCGGGTTGTTTCGATCGGAGGTCTATGTGATCGGTGCCAGGCCGGGCATGGGCAAAACTACGCTGGGCATTAACATCGCGCAGAACGTTGTGAACATGGGCAAGCGGGTGCTGTTCGTGTCGCTGGAAATGACCGAGGAGCAGATACAGGCCAAACGGATCGCCTACGAAACCGGGCTTGCCTACACCGATTTGCTGACGGGACGGCTGCCAAGCTATTCCGAGGCCACGATGCTCGATTGCCTGGACCGGCTGGACAATGAGAGTTTCTTTTTGACCACGCGGTCGGACATGACTGTCGGCGAGATTCAGAGGATAGCACGGCAGATAGAGAACCTGGACCTTATCATTATCGACTATATGGGGCTTATGCCTGTGCCGATTGAGGCGAAAGCAAAACCGCGCTACGAACAGATGACAGAAATCTCTGCCGGGATAAAGTCAATCGCTAAAACACTTAATTTGCCGATTCTGGCGCTGAGTCAGCTTAACCGAGAGAACACTATGCGGTCAGATAAGCGGCCCACGTTGTCAGACCTTAGAGACAGCGGAGCAATCGAACAGGACGCCGGCGGCGTGATCTTGCTCCATCGCCCTGAATACTACGAACAGAGAGAGAACGCAGAACAGAAGGAGGCAGAAGAAATCGAATTGAACGTTGCCAAGTCCCGCCACAGCTCTCCCGGTCTCGTCCGCATGATCTGGTCCGGCTCAAACGGAAGAATCGCGCAGAAGGACGAACAGAACGCAGAGAGCAGAACAGAGTGGGCAGAAGGAGATGAATTGCCATTCTGACAGAAGAGGAAATATGCAGATGCGCGATGATGGAAATAATGCCGGACACAAGTGAGCGCGAGGATCTGCTGGCCTGGTTCAAAATGCGCGATGTGTACCGCGAGTTCAAGCAGAAACACATCGGCAAAGAAGAGGGGGAGAGCAGAAGACGATCTGTTTTTAGAATGCGCCAGGAAAGTCTTGATCGTGCAGAATGGGAGAGCAGAAAAAACAAACGCTTTGCTGACTGGTGGGCAGAGATAGAATCTGCCGGGACAGCATATTGTAAAAACAGAACAGTAAACACCGCTGACGATTTTTTCAAAGCTGTCTACGG